TGATGAACGAAAAGAAAAACATGTCTTACAAAAAGATCTCTGCTCTTTCCTTTATCGATGAGTTGTTAGGCGGCCTATGTCGGGGAGGCCCGACGAAGGATAGGACCTACGGATGTTATGTCGAGGGGTCAATTTCTCCATTTCTGGAGCTGTTTGACCGCCTCGACATCCGCGAGGTCCAACCGCCCATGATCCCAGGGTTGGTGACTTATGATCTTGGCCCTACGGTTATCCCACACGCTCTCAAGCTGGCTCGCGCCAGCCTGGAGGTTGTGTTGGATGCAATTCCGAAAGCCATTAAGTTACCTATTTTGGATCAATTATCTGCGTTTCTTTCGATGCGCACGTGGTCTATGGAGGAGTTTGTTGTCAATGCTAAGTACTCTGTCGCCTATCCTATGGCGAGATTCTTACACAATGACCTCCCCCAGAAACCATCCAGTTTCACTTGTCATCCACTCGTGTACACAGGTCGGATAAAACGAATGTTAAAGAATCGGCTTGTCTCCTTTTCTTTGAAGAATGCCCGTCTTTTCCAGGGTATCCTCCAAGGAGTCAAGCGTGGAGCTGAAGTTGTCCCAAAAGACTTCGTTCATGCAGCCATGTTAAAGCATCGTGCTGCCCTCTCCAAACTTCCGAAGAACCTAGAGCCCAAGACCGGTGACCCGGCTAAGGCTTTCGGCTTCTCATGGTTTGAAGCGAGCGAGTTAGACCAATACTTCAAGCGATTCTTCAGACATTTCCGACCTCCCCAGCCAAAGCTGTTTGAAGCTTCGACTGCCGCCTCCTTCGAATCAAAAAGATCAGAAGGCGGTTCCCGTGAGTATCTCCGGGACTTCTCTATCGGGCTTATCGACGATCATCGTGAGCCGTCTGAAGAGGAGAGGGACGTGTACAAACTTCTCGACTCGGATCCAATTCACTCCGACCTCTTGGAAATGTATGAGGTTCGTCCGGGTGAAGTCGAGGAGGTGCGGGGTAGAGCGACATGGTCGTCATTCAATCATTACTTCGAGGAAGTACGGAAGATGGACCTTCACAGATCGGTGATGGTTTCAGCAGTCCTTGAGCCACTGAAAGTTCGGCTCATCACTAAGGGCGAGACCTTTAAATATTATCTCTCCAGATTTTATCAAAAGGGTCTCTGGCGTCATCTTCAGCGTTATCCTCAGTTTGCATTGACAGGTCGGCCGCTCTGCGAGATGGATTTTATTGATCTCTTCGCAAGAGAGAAGAAACTGGGTGTTGACTTTGACCTATGGGTCTCCGGAGACTACTCCGCTGCTACTGACAATCTTAAGATCTTTTATACAAAGATGGCTTTCGAAGAAAGCCTCCTCAAAGCACGATACTCTGAGGACTTACAGGACAGATTGCGGGCAGTGTTGTACGAACAAGAGATAGTGTACCCTGATTCTACTGGCATTGATCCGGTCGAGCAATTGACCGGCCAGCTGATGGGCTCTACACTTTCCTTTCCAATCCTTTGCACGGTTAATCTATGTGCTTACTGGATGTCCCTGGAAAGGTACTTGCATAAGATTACTGGTCAGACCAGACGTATCAAATGCAGGGATCTACCTGTTCTTGTCAATGGAGACGATATTCTCTTTCGCACCAATCGCGACCACTATGCTATGTGGCGTGAGATTGTGGCGGAGGTGGGTTTTGAGCTTTCTCAGGGAAAGAACTACGTCCATAACGAGTACTTTACTGTGAATTCTCAGGGTTTCTTTTGGAATAAAGGGAAACCAATGGAAGTACCCTACCTTAACGTTGGACTCCTCACCGGTCAGTCCAAGTTGGCAGGCAGGTTATCTGAAAGAATGTCTCCTGTATGGGATTATTACAATCAGGTTATCGATGGTGCTATTAGCCCGGTTAGGGCACACCGTAGATTCTTCCATTACCACAAAGAAAATATCAATGAATTAACTGCTTCAGGTGAGTTTTCAGTTTTCGCTCATCCGGCACTGGGGGGGTTGGGTTTTAAGCTCCATCCTGAGGTCAAGAGTGGTATTTATTTCACTCCTTTCCAAAGACGGTTCGCTTATTACCTGGGACACCTACTCCGTCAGCCTTTCGAGGGGGATTTTTCAAAGTTCTCCCCGTTCCGAGGGTTAATTCATGAAAGACGATCTATGTCAACAAGTGTGCATCGAAAGCGTTTCCATCATGGCTTCTATGAGGTCAGACCTCAAGTTGGGCCATTGATGGAGGGGGAGAGAGAGGTTCGGAATGTCGAGGAGGCAATGGAATCGGCGAGACTCAGTCTGGGTTTGAATACAGAAAAAGTCGTGCTCGTGGTCAGACCACCTGATCATAAGATAATGACAGGATTTAGATCTAGTCAGACGTATGAGGCCAACGATTCTAAAGTTACTTCCTTTCCATACCGATGGATTGAGATCAAACCAATTTTGCCAAAACCTGGGACAATCGAAACGAATCCCGGGCCTTACCATTACGTGTTCATGGACACCAATCTGGTCTTCCAGGGGAAGATTTATTGGCTGTGGTATGATTACACATCCTTCTCGAGTGTCTGGTGTCAGAATTATGAGGATCCGTGTAGGACCTGCATAGAACTCCACCAGAATATGTTGGGCAATGATCAGTGGTTCCGGTCGGATGACCAGCCCATCTATGATCATTTGAGAAGGTGTGATGGTTGCTAATTGGTTGTGGACCTGAGTAAGTCCTTAAACTGCTTATGGGGTTAATGAGGTGAAATGCCCAAAACGGTGGTTCGGAGATTTCCGGCCTTAATAGTTCCGTGCTAAACAAAATGCCGAGAGACTGCACGGCGCAGCCCCTCTGGTTCACACATCGCACCTTAATTGGTCTGGTGGATGGCTTACCTTAAGAAATGGTTGGCATCTGTTCTGTGAACTAGTGGTCGTGTTATGTTGAAGGTTAGGATGATTATGTCATGGGAATTCAGATTTAGGTGTTTACCGTTCTTTGACGGGATGCCCAAATTCTGTTTCCACAGATCAGATATCTGTTATGAAATCATTCCTGTAATCCCTCCATGCACAACGGTCCTCATTGATGTACAGTCCTTCTATTGAACGAGAAGGATCCCATGTTGCGTTCAAGATCTCAATCGAGGAAGAGAAATCCTCAAAACAAGCAGGCACAGGCTCCAGTAGCCATGGCCTCCACACAGCGTCTCGGTCAGCCGATCATCTCCCGGAATGGAAACCGGGGGATGCGTATCAGGCATCGAGAGCTCGTTCAATCGGTTTCCGGATCGGTGGCCTTCACAGCCACTTCATTTTCCGTGAATCCTGGGTTAGCCACCACCTTTCCGTGGTTAGCCCCCCAAGCTGTTCAATGGGAACAGTACCGATTCCACAAGCTCCGATTCTGTTATATAACCAGGACTTCAACTGCCACCGTAGGCTCGTTGATTCTGGCGCCCGACTATGATCCGTCGGACTCGCCTCCAAGTTCGGAGGCTCAGATGACCACCTTCCAAGACGCCATCGAAGATGCTGCATGGAAAGACATATGCTGCGAACTCGACCCAAAGTGCATGTTTCCAATTGGACCGCGGAAGTTCATTCGTGACTCCGTAGTCCCAGGGGGCGATGACATCAAGACCTATGATGCCGCTGCCTTCTATTTGGCGACTGTTGACTTTACAGGAGCTACCGGGATCGGTAAGCTCTGGGTTGAGTATGACGTCGAGTTCTTCGTCCCACAGAGTGGCGACGGGACTCAAGTCTCGCGTTGCATTTCGGCTTTCCAGCTGGGTGTGGCTCAGGCCCTTGCGACCGGAGTGGCTGAAAGTATCGTTTTCGACACTTCCATCGCGGATCCACTCGGGGTATCTCTCCCGAGTGTTGCAGGTGTGTTTACCCCTCCAAAGGGTGTTTATCACATCCGTGCAAGCGCTATTGTGGCTTACACGGCAGCGGGTCAGGCAGATGCCCTCATTCAGATCTTTAAGAATGGGGCTGCCTTGACTATCCCGGCGACTGGTCGCTTCACTTCATCCGACACTGTTGGCAACAGCCAACGGCTTCAGGTGACAGTGGAGTCCATTGTCGCTCTCTCAGGCACAGAAACCTGTGAGATCGTCGTGACGGGCACGCAAGCTGCAGGGACAATATCCGTGATTGCCAATGGTTCGCAAGTCTGGTTCCAAACCGCTTGAATTTCGATTTCTCTCCCTCCTCTCTCTCGAGCAGATAATTTGCCCTGGGCGTGTATTTACCTTTGTCGTTGTGTTCGACTCATAAGGTTTGGATACTGGTTGACAGATACCAAACCGAACAATTAGAACATCCGACATCGGCCTTCTTCTCTCATCGAGACCCGTAAGGGTCAGGACGATTCAAAGAAGCTTTGGTCGTCCCCTCCAAGCAGACAGGTCGTCTGTTGTGGTCAGTTTCGTACTGATTACAGCCGGC